CTCTTTTCCCGCTGCGAGGCGAAAAACGAGATTTTTGAAAAAGTTTCAAAATTTCCGGCGCATATACGCCAACGAGAGGGCTTTTCCAAAAACAAACGACCGGAAGGAGGGCGGAGCTTATGAAAACGGTGGAGAATGGCGCACATGTCGACCGCGAAGAAGAGCTTCGCCGAATCTTCGATGGCATCGACGACGATATCGGGGCGCTGATCCGGCCAACGGTTGAAAACGTCTTGATCGTCGAAGCGAGAATGTCAGAGGTCGCGCGCCTCCCCATGATTCAGGTACACCCGTCCGACCCGATGAAGCAGCGGACGACGCCCGCCGCGAAGCTATACAAGGAGCTTTTACAGCAGCACACGAACTGCATCAAGCTTCTTGCGTCGGTGCTGATTAAGAACGCGCCGGAAGAAGAAAGCCCGCTTCGTCAATGGTTGCTTGAAAGGCAGAAACAGCATGAACAGGGCTGACTTGTATCTTGTGCAGTACAGGGAGGCGATCAGGCGCGGCGAGATCATCGCCGGGCAAGAGCTTATAACAGAGCTTGACCGCCTTATCGCTGACCTTGACAATCCGCGCTATATCTACGATACGCGGGACGCATGGGAGCGAATGGACTTCATGCAAGGCTGTATCAAGCTGACGAAGTCGCCTTTCTACGGCAAGCCAATGACGCTTATGCTTTGGCAAAAAGCGTTTATTGAAGTCGTTTACTCGTTCAAAATGGCCGATTCGGGCTTCGACCGGTTCAAACGAATCGTTCTTCTGATCGCCCGAAAGAACACGAAGAGCGAGACATGCAGCGCGCTTGCGCTGACGGAAGCGATATGCGGCGCAATGGGCGCGGATATCGTTTGCAGCAGTAACGACGACAATCAGGCGTCTATTATCTACGACGCAATCGACACGATGCGCCTGCTGATCGACCCGACAAGCGCGGACACGTGGAGAAATCAACGCTTCATTCGTTGCAATATCACGAATAGCAAGATTTTTAAACTGTCAGACCGCACCCGAAACAAAGAGGGCAGAAACATCGACTTCGCTATCGTGGACGAAGCCCACGAAATGAAAGACAACGTTATCGCAAAGTCGGTCGAACAGTCCCAAAGCCTCAAGGATAACCCGAAATTCATCATCATCACGACAGAGGGCTTCGTCAACGACGGATTCCTCGACGATGAGCTTCGAGACTGCCGGGCGATCTTGAGCGGCGAAGAAACGGGCATCGCGGCAGAAAGAACGCTTCCTTGGTTGTATACGCAGGACAGCGAGGCGGAAGTCTGGCAGGATGAAACGACTTGGCAAAAGTCAAATCCGACGCTTGGCATCGTCAAAAAGTGGGACTATCTGCGCGAACAGATAGACAGGGCGCGCCGTTCGAAAGCTGACCGTATGTTCGTTCTTGCGAAGGACTTCAATATCAAAGTCAGCAATTCGCAACAATGGCTTATGGAAGAGGACTTCGTCTATCCGGCGACGTTCGACGTCGATGGCTTCCGCAACTGCTTTGCACTGGGAGCGGTCGACCTTGCGGAGACGACGGACTTGACAAACGCAAAAGTCCTGCTTATGCGACCGGGAGACAAAACAAAGTATGTGTTGACGCATTACTTTATCCCGGAAAGCAAGCTCGAAAAATCCGACGATGCAGCATACGGCGCAAAATATGCGGAATGGGCGCGCGCTGGCCTGCTGACGATCTGCGACGGCAACGAAAACGACCTTTCCCGCGTGGCCGATTGGTTCTTCGAACTGTATTCGAAGTACGGTATTCGCCTGATAATGTGCGGCTATGACCAACGCTTCGCAAAGGACTTCTTGCAGAAGATGGACTTCTACGGTTTCGAGTGCGAAATGGTCTATCAGAACAAGCTTACTTTGTCAAATGCGATGAAGCTTGCGGAAGCTGACTTCAAAGATCAGCTTATCAACTATAACGAAAACCCGATTGACCGCTGGTGCTATGGTAACGCAAGCATGGAGATTGACAGCCTCGGAAACGTTATGGCGGTCAAGATCAACAATCAAATGCAGCGACGTATCGACGGCGCTGTTACGCTGATAATCCTTTACGAGATTTTCAGACGATACAGGACTGCACTATTCAACAAAATGGGGTGAAATTATGGGGCTGTTTGACTTCCTCAATTTGAGCAGGCAGCGAAAAAAGTACAAGTATGCGCAAATGCTGAATGGGCGAATCCCTGTCTTTTCATCCTTCGGCGAAAACATTTACGCGAGCGACGTCGTGCAGCAGGCTTGCTTCTGCATCGTGCAGGAAATCAAGAAGCTGACGCCGATGCACGTCCGGAAAGTCGGGCGGGATGTGACGCCGGTCGACGACCGCCTGCAAGCGGTGCTGAATGCGCCTAATGACGTTATGACAACGTCGGACATGCTTGAGCGGATCGCGTGGGCGTATCTTGTCAAGTATAACGCTTTTATCCTTCCTGTATGGGATTCGCGCGGAGAGATTACGGCGCTTTGGCCTGTCGTTCCTGACCGCGTGACCTTCGTCGAGGACGCGGGCGGACGGCTGGGCGTCGTGATGGAATTCGCAGACGGAACAGAAACGACCGTCTTGTATAACGATCTGATCCACGTCAAGCACCACTATTTCGCAAACGACTATCTCGGCGGAGACGCACACGGCCTGCCGGATAACGAAGCGATCTTGCAGACGATCGAACTGAATGATGCTTTGATGCAGGGCATCACGAAGGGCGTCAAGTCCTCGTATGCGGTCAACGGTATCGTCAAGTATAACACCATGCTTGACGATGGCACGATGAAAAAGAACATCGAATCACTGACCGGCAGATTGCAGGCCAACGAATCCGGCCTCATGGGGCTTGATATCAAGGGCGACTATATGCCGATCACGCGCGACGTCAAGCTTGTCGACAAAGATACGCTTGAATTCATCGACGGGAAAATCCTTCGGCATTTCGGCGTCTCTCTGCCGATCCTGACGGGCGACTACGATCCGGAACAGCTCGCGGCGTTCTATCAGAAGACGATCGAGCCTTTTGTCGTCGCACTTGCTCAAGCATTCACGAAGGGCATCTTCTCACGGGCGGAAATCGGCCACAAAAACGCTATCGAATTCTATCCCGAAGAGCTTATCTTTATGAGCACGGCGCAAAAACTTGACCTTGTGCGCGAGCTTGCGCCGTCCGGCACGCTTTACGAAAACGAAAAGCGTCGAATCTTCGGCATGCAACCATTGCCCGAATTGGTCGGCGTCCGAATGCAGTCTTTGAACTACATCGACACGATGCACGCGGCACAATATCAGCTTGAAGGAAAACAGACGAAGGAGGGCGGAGACGATGGAGAAGAAGAAAAAGACGCTTCCGGCACTTGAACGGCGGTACTACTCTTTCGAGGTACGCGCCGAAGCTGACGAAAATACGGGCGGTTCTGTTATTACGGGCAGGCCGATCGTATACGGCAGCAAGACGGATATCTGCGGCGAGTTTGCGGAGGTTATCGAGCCGGGCGCGCTGGATGGCGCAGACCTGACCGACGTCCGTTTTCTTGTGAATCATAATATCAATATGATTCCGCTTGCGCGCTCGCGCAGGAACAACGAAAACAGCACTATGCAGCTAACACCGGATAGCAAGGGCATGGAGATGCGCGCGAACGTTGACACAGAAAACAACGGCACGGCGCGCGAACTGGACAGCGCAGTCAGACGCGGCGATATTTCGGGCATGTCGTTCATGTTCTCCGTCGCTGCTGAACGCTGGGACGATGTGGACGGCGACTATCCGACGCGCCACATTCTGAAAATCGCTTCTGTTATCGAAGTAAGCGCGGTAACGTTCCCCGCTTATGAAGATACGGAAATAAACGCAAGAGGCGGAGCGCTGGAGAGCGCACGCGCCGCGCTGGAGAGCGCGAGAAAGACGAAGCGCAGCAAGACGCCGGAGGGCGTGGACGCTTTGGAGCTTGCAAAGGCAAAGAACAACATTTTCAAAAATTTCAGGAGGTAAACAACTATGAAGAAGTTTCTCGAAAATCTGATTTCCCGTAAGCAGAAGCAGATCGACGATCTGCTCAAGCGTTCCGAAGCTTCCGAAGATATCAACGAAGTGCGCAGTCTCGGTCAGCAGATTCGCGACGTGCAGAACGAGATCGAGGAAGCCCGCGCGAAGCTTGCCGAATGCAACACTCGCCTTGACGAAGCCCGCGCCGACGTGGAAGACGGCGAAAACGGCGAGGATCAGGACAACGGCGGCGAAGAGGAAGAGAAGACCGACGAAGAGCAGGCACGTGCCCGCAACTTCCGTCCCGGTACTGTCGTGCGCAGCTTCGACCTGAACGGCGGCGAAAAGCGCGCAAGCATGGAGAAGCGCGCGAAGACCTTCACCACTTCCGGCAAGGTGAGCGTCGACGTCGAAGAAACCCGCGCGACCCTTGTCAGCAGCGGCGACATTGCCACTCCGACCGGCGTCAGCGGTATCAATGATTCTTTTGACCGCGTGTCCTCTATCGTGGACATGGTCAAGGTTGAGAACTGCGTCGGCATGGGCGCGAACAAGGTCGCCTATGAGATCAGCGGCGCGACTGCTACCGACAAGACCGAAGGTGCGGCGGCTGGCGAAAGCGATCCTTCCTTCGACTTCGTCGAGATCACTCCGAAGACCGTCGCCGTGCTGTCTAAGATCAGCAAGGAAGTACGTCGTCAGTCCCCTCTGAACTACTTGCAGAAGGTTCAGAAGTCCGCCCTCGACGCTCTGCGCAAGGCTGCTGCGAAGCTCGTTACGGATAAGATCAAGGCGTCCACTCTGAACGAAACCGTCGAAATGGCCGCTATTGACGACAAGACCCTGCGCAAGATTACTCTGAACTATGGCGGCAACGAATCCGTCGAGGGCAGCGCCGTCCTTTTCCTCAACAAAGCCGACCTGATCGCTTTCGGCGATGCGCGCGGCACTAACGAGAAAAAGGCCGTTTACGAAATCACTCCCGACGCAGGCAATCCCAACACCGGCGTTATCAAGGATGGCGGTCTGTCCGTCCGCTACTGCCTGAACAGCAATTGCGCCGCACTGTCTGCTTCCGGCACTGCTGCTGCGGCTGTGACTATGTTCTACGGCAATCCTCATTGCTGCGAGCTTGACCTGTTCAGCCCCTACGAGATTACCCTTCTCGAAGAGCGCTTCGCCGATCAGGGCATGCTCGGCATCAACGGCGACGTGCAGCTCGGCGCGGACGTCGTCGTCGACAAGGGCTTCGTCGTGGTCAAGAAGCCTGCTTAACAACGACAAGCGGCGCGGTATAACCGCCGCGCCGCTCTCTCTTGAGGGGTGAGACAATGGCAGAGTTTGTAATGCTGGAAAGCGTCAAAAAAGGAATGGGCTTGTCCGGCAATGACTTTCACGACGAAGTCATTCAGGAACATATCGACGAAGTGGTCGAATACCTGATGGACGCAGGCGTTCCGCAATCGATCGCATTGTCGAGAAGATGCAAAGGCGTCGTAACTCGCGGCGTGACTGATCTTTGGAACAATGGCGAAGGAAAAGCGACGTTGTCTCCATACTTCAAAGAGCGCGCGGCGCAGATTGCCTTGAAGTGGGGCGATAGCAATGAATAGACCAAACGCAGCGGCACAAATGACGACGCCGTGCGAATTGATGATCCCGGCGAAAACGAACGTCAACGGCGTCGAGGTACGCGACTACCCGGCGACCGGTTTGCGATTCTTCGGAAATGTCAAGAGCTACGGCGGAAGCGAACGCGTGTCAAACGATCTGCTTGTCGTCGAAGATACTGTCGTCCTAACGACATGGTACAGGCCGGATATCAAACCGCACTGTCGCGTCAAAATTCTGCCGACCGGCGCAGTCTATGAAGTCATAAACGAGCCGGAAAACTGGAACATGCGCAGTCAGTTTCTTGTCTGCAAGTGTAGGCGGGTGAAAGGCGATGGCTAAAAAGCGAGGCAAGGGAAAGAAAAAATCGAAGTTTGCATTTAACTTCGACGAATTCGACGAACTTGCCGAAAAGCTTGACAGGGCGGGCGGCAGCATTCGAGAAGCGGCTGACCGTGGCTTGAAGGGGTCGCATGCTTTCATCACGCCCAACCTTGCGGCAGGCATCGCCCGGCATCACCGAAGCGGCGAGACGGGCGAATCGCTCGACGTGGGCGGCGGTGTCGTATGGGAAAACCCATTAAAGGCGCACGTCAATATCGGCTTTAACCTAAAAGACGGCGGCGTTCCGTCAATCTTCCTGATGTGGGGAACACCAAAACACGGCAATCATCCGGGCATTGCTTCGGATGGAAAACTTAAGAACGCGGCATTCGGCGCGAAGGTCAAGCGCGAAGTCGCCAACATCCAGCGGCGAGAAATGGAAAAGGCGCTGCAAGATATAACGAGGGGGTAACGTATGAACGCGAGAGACGAGGTTTTCAGCATCATCAAGGCGACGGGGTTTCCGTGCTGGAAGATGCACGAAATGCCCGCCGAAACCGTTTATCCGTCGTCGTTCTTTACTTATCTTTGCGAGGACGCGCCGTTCGGTGAATACTACGACAACAAACCGCATGCGGTTGTCTGGACGTTTGGTATCGGCTTTTATAGCGACGACCCGCGAAGGGTCGAAAGTGAAACGAACGAGCTTATCAAGCGGCTATTGTCGGCGGGCTGGATCGTTGACGGCGCGGGCGAGGACGTGCAAAGCGACGAACCGACACACACGGGGCGGCGTGTGGTCGCCCAAAAAATCGAATACTTTGAAAGCGAGGTTTAACACATGGCGAAGTATTTCAAGCATCGCGGCGTTGACAATCTTGTGTATGCAAGGGTCACGAAGGATGACAACGAAGAGGGCGGCGGCTATGTGACTGGCGAAGTCAAACAGCTTGCGCCCGTTGCTCGCGTGGGCAAGACGGTCGAAACCGGCAGCGCTTCGGAATTCTACGACAATGTGCCTATGTTTGTCGTCAATTCGGAGGGCGCGGACGAAATCGAAATCGACGTCACTGCACTTCCAATTGAAATTCTTGCAGAACTGACCGGCAAGAGCTACGACGAAACCACGGGCGCGATGATCGACGGCGAACAGGAAGAACGCTATTTCGCGATTGGCTACCGTACAAAGGGAACGGACGGCGCATATCGCTACATCTGGCGTCTGAAAGGCAAATTCAATATCCCGGACGAGGAAAACACGACCGAAGACGACGGCACCGATACGACCGGCACGACGCTTACTTATACCGGTATTCATACTACCCACAAATTCACGAAGGGCAAGTATAATACTGAAACTTCCACTTGGGAGAAGGGTTCTGCAAAGGGTCTGATCGTGGACGAGCGCAAGAAGCTTGCGGACGTCTCGACGTTCTTCAACACTGTTACCACGCCCGACACTATCAAAGCCAAAGCGGCTTAACATCCAGCAGGGGCGGCGGCGCGCCGTCCCTGCTTTCTAAAAGACAGGAGGCGTTGACATGGAATTGAAACTCAATATTTACAACAAGGACAGGAGTATCGAAAAGACCTATCGGGCGAACGATTACGCTGTTATGCATGGCGTCGTCGAAGACTTGCTCGACGCTCTGGATATCGAGGCTTTGACCGGCAGCAACAAAGAAAGCATGCTCGCGGCTGTGTCTCGCCTGCTGCGATCCCGTAAAGACGTCATTTATCCCCTTTTGAAAGATATTTTCGAGGGGCTGACAGACGACGAAATCCGCCGGACGACGACCGTCGAGCTTGTCGACGTGATTATCTGTGTCGCGAAATACAGCTTGACCGAATTGCAGGCGCTTGCCTTTCGCAAGCGCTAACAGAGGCGGACACGTCGACAGCGGCTTGACGCTATATCAAACTCTTTTTGATATGACGAATACGCTTTGCAAGGTTTATCCGGCTTTGACGCCGTTCGCGGTACGCAGGGAGCGCGCGAAGGAAGTCTTCCTGCTGTATCGGAGGATTATCACGCAGCCCAAAACACAAAACGGGCATCGGGTGGACAGAAAAGGGCGTATTCTTGTCGAGGCTGGCGACGACGATATCTTCTAAAGAGAGGTGGAGAACATGCCGGGCGAAGATATCAATACTACATTGCGGTTTGACGCCGATATATCCGAATTTAGCGCGGCTATGCAGGAAGCGAACCGCGCGGCGTCGCTTGCAAAAAGTAAGTTTAACGCCGTCTCTTCCGAAATGGACGATTGGTCGAATAGCACAGACGGCTTGACCGCGAAGCTTGAACAACTCGACGCACAACATCAGGTGGAAAAACGTCGCCTCGAAATATTGCAGGCGGCATATGAAAAAACGGTCGAGGAACAAGGCTTTTACAGCAAGGCCGCTGTCGAGCTTCGAACGAAACTCAACAATCAAAAAGCGGCTGTCAATAAAGCTGCAAAAGAACATCAAAAATTTTCGAAAAGGCTTGAAGAGGTAGGCGAGAACGCGGACGATGCAGCGGACGAAGTCAAGAAAGCGGGCGACGCTGCAAAGAAAGCAGGCGACGCGGCAGAAGATGCGGGCGACGGATGGACGATCTTCAAAGACGTTATCGCTGACTTTGTTAGCAATGCTATTTCCGGCCTTGTTGATTCGATTACGAGTGCGGCGGAGGCTACGCGCGAATATCGTCGAGATATGGCGCAGATGGCGCAGAACGCGGCGGACGCTGGCGCTGATATGGACGTCATGAAAGAGACGCTTGCAGACGTTGCGTCTATTACTGGCGAAGCCGATGCGGCTATGGAAGGTCTTAATATGCTGATGGCTTCCGGCCTTGATACTAACGGAATCGTTCTTGCGTCTGAAGCGCTTTCCGGCGCTGCCACGAAGTTTGACGGCGTCAAATTTGAGGGCATCGCGGAGGGCTTGCAAGAAACGCTTGCCGTCGGTGAGGCGGTGGGGCCGTTTGCCGAAATCGTCGAAAGAACGGGCGGAAATCTCGAAACCTTTAACGCAGGGCTTGCAGCCTGTACGACGGAAGCGGAGCGGCAGCAATACGTCTTGCAATGGCTTGCAGATAGCGGGCTTGCAGGCGTTCACGACGCCTATGTGCAGAACAACGCCGATCTGGTGGCGGCGGAGCAAGCACAATTCAGGCTTAACGACGCGATGGCGTCGGTCGGTGCGGCTGTCGAACCGATTCAGACGGCCTTGACGAATGTCGGTGCAACGATCCTCGAAAGCGTCGCGCCAATTATCATGGACATTGTACAATGGACGCTTGATAATCTGCCTGCTATCGAGCCTTATATCACGGGCATTGCAACGGCGCTCGGTGTGCTGGCGGCAGCGCTCGCGATTCAAGGGCTTATCAATGGCGTGCAAAAGGCGTTTGCACTGCTGAATGCGACGCTTCTCGCGAACCCTGTCGTCCTTATTGTTGCACTTATTGCCGGACTTGTGGCTGCGTTTGTCAGACTGTGGAACAAAAGCGAAGCTTTCCGGAATTTCTGGATTACCATGTGGGAGGGCATCAAAACCGCGTTTTCTGCGACGGTTGAATTCCTCGGCACGGCGGCGACTAATATCGCGACGTTTTTCTCTGATGCATGGGAAGCAATCAAAGGCGTTTGGAAAGAATCGACGATCGGGAAATATTTCAATCAGATTTGGAATACGGTCAAGGGTATCTTTGCCGTTGTAAAGGCTGTCTTGTCTGGCAACTTTTCCGATGCTTGGGAAGCGATCAAGGGTATCTTTTCCGGCTGGGCTGCTTTCTGGTCTGGACTGTGGAACAAGATTTCGAGCGTTTTTTCTGTTGTGGGTTCGTGGTTTGGTAATGCTTTCCGTGGAGCATGGCGGAACATAACAAGCGCGTTTGCCAACGTCAAGAGCTTCTTTTCTGGTGTTTGGTCGAACATCAAGAGCGCCTTTTCGTTTGGCGATATGCTCGACATCGGTAAAAACATCGTGCAAGGCTTGTGGAACGGTATCAACGGAAATGTCGGATGGATCAAAAGCAAAATTAAAAGCTGGGTCGGCGACGTTATGAGCTTTCTGAAAAACCTTTTCGGAATCAACTCCCCGTCTACCGTGATGCGCGACGAAGTCGGTAAAATGCTTGGTTTCGGTATGGTTGAGGGCATCGAAAAAAGCCGGGCTGCTGTCAATGACGCAATGCGCGGACTGAATGCGGCGGCAATGGACGGCTTTTCGAGCGTCGGAGGCGTTGCAAACGTCGGCGGCGTCGGCGGAAAGACGATTATTCTCAATCAAACCAACAACAGCCCGCGCGCACTTTCGCGCCGCGAAATTTACAGGCAGACGCATAACGCGCTTGCTTATGCTGGGGGGAAGTAAATGTTTACGTTGACGGTCGAGCGGAAGGACGGCGAACGTCTGACGCTTACAGAGTATCACAGCGCCTACAAAGTGAAATATACCGGCCTCGAACCGGTCGGCGCTGATATCATTACGAGCGCGCTCGGCATGGTAGACGGCGACAAGTACAACGGTTCACGCGTGGGCGCGCGAAACATTGTCTTGACGGTATACATCGGCGGCAACGTCGAGCAAAACCGAATCAGACTATACAAGTTTTTCGCGCCGAAAAGTAACGTCAAACTGTACTATGCAAACGGAACGCGCGAAGTATACGCAGAGGGCTACGTCGAAACGCTCGAATGCAATCAGTTTGCATTACCATGCACGGCGCAGATATCCATTATCTGCCCGCGCCCGTATCTGTCGGCCATCGAATCCATTGTGCAGGACATTACGAACACGATTGATCTGTTCGAATTCCCGTTCGCTATTGAGGAAGAGGGAAAAGAATTCTCGACGCTCGACGGCAGCGGCTACGTCAATATGCACAATTCGGGCGATGTGTCAACAGGCGCGATTTTCCGTATCTTTGCGCAGTCTCCCGTCGTGGGCGCGAACATCTACAACGCTATCACGAACGAGTATTTCAAGATCACAGGCACGATTGATGCAGGCGACACGGTGACAATCAACACCAACGCGGGAAACAAGCGTCTTACGATCACGAAAAGCACAGGCGAAACGGTCAACGCTCTGCACAGAAGGGCGGCGGGGTCGACGTGGCTGCAATTAGCTGTCGGCGACAACTATATCGCGTATACTGCTGACGACGGCGACGCTGCTATGTCTGTAAGCGTTGAACATAACAATCTTTTTGTCGGGGTGTGATGTATGGACTTCAATATTTACGATTCGGGCGGCGTCTGGGTCGGCATTATCGAAGAGCCTACGAGTGCGATCTGGACGCGGGGTTATAACAAACCCGGCGACTTCGAGATTTACGCGCCCGCGTCAAAAGAACTGCTTGACATTATTGCAGAGGATTGCTTTGTTACGCTGGAAGCCGACGACGACGGAACTGTCATGATTATTGAGCGTTTGGAATTGACGACCGATGCAGAAGACGGGAATTTTGTCAAGGCTTCGGGGCGTTCTGCGTCCTGCTTGCTTGAGCGGCGCATTATTCTTGAGCAAACGACGCTTTCCGGGCGCGTGGATCGTGCGGTTTACAAGCTCATAAACGAGAACGCGATCAATCCGTCGAACGCAGATAGAAAACTTCCTCTTTCGATGGCTGTCCCGTCTGTGCTGGCGAACGCGATAAGCGCACAGTACACGGGAACAAACCTTCTCGAAGCTGTGGAAGCGATCTGCGCAGCGTATGGGATGGGCTTCCGCGTTGTCAGTGACAGCAAAACGGAACTTTCCTTGCGCGTCGAGCTTTATGTCGGAAAAGACCTGCGAGAAGGTCAAACGGTCAATTCGCCGGTTATCTTCTCGCAGGAATTCGAAAACCTGTTGTCGACGAACTACGCTTTCGATGTAACGAAGTACAAAAACGTCGCAATCGTTGCGGGCGAGGGCGAGGGCAAAGCGAGGAAGCGCGCCGTTTATGGCGCGGCGTCTGGCCTGATGCGGCGCGAGCTGTTCGTCGATGCACGCGATATGTCCACAAACAACGGCGAAATCAGCGCGGACGACTACACGGCGCAGCTTGAGGCGCGCGGCGCGGAAAAGCTGGCGGAGGCGCACGTCGTCGAGGCGTTCGACGGTGAGGTCGACACGACGAACACATTCACGCTTGACGACGACTATACGGTCGGCGACGTTGTGACCGTCGAAAACGAATACGGCATCCGGGCGGATTCTCGCATTGTTGCCGTTTCTGAATTTTGGGACGACGCCGGATATTCTACGGCGAACACGTTCGAAGGAATGGAGGGTTAAAAATGGCTTTGGAAAGTGGATTTTTCAATTCTGTCAACGGCGACCGCAAATACAACGCCGAAGAAATGAGTCGTTATTTTGAGAATATCCTATCCAGCGGCGTTTTTAAGAGAATCGAAAACTGCATGCGCGTATCAGCTAACAGCGGTATGACGCTTACCGTCGCACCCGGCGCGGGTCTGATTGATTGCCATTGGTTCAGAGCAAAAACGGCTGAAACTGTGACAATCCCGACCGCAAACGCCGTATTGCCTCGCTTTGATATTGTTGTCGCCCGGCTTGATATGTCGGATAGTGTGCGTTCTGTCACGCTTGACGTTGTTTCCGGCACGCCTGCTGCAAGCCCGGTCGAGCCTGCACCGGTACGCACGGAAACGATTCACGAACTTGCGCTCGCGATGGTGTATGTCCCTGCTGGCGCGACGTCTATTGTCGCCGAAAATGTTACCGACTTGCGTGATAACGAATGGTATTGCGGATGGGTGCACAGTCTTGTCGATACGCCGGTTCTCAAAATGCTTTCGTACGTCCATACCACGGCGGCGAACAATACGACACGTATCCCCGTCGATGTCGCTGCATACGTTCCCGGCCTCGATATTGTCAACGTCTACGTCAACGGCTTTCACATGTCGCAAGGCAAGGACTACACGATCGACGCGGAAAACAAAACAATCGTTCTTGCAACTGGCGTCGATGTGAATACGGTCGTAAATGTGGAAGTTTACAAGCCGACCATGCCGGACGATATCCCGACGACGTCGGAGATTGTGGCGACGCTGCTCGAAGAAAATACGGCATTGCGTTCGCGCGTATCGGAACTCGAAGCGGATTCCGGATGGATTGAAATTCCGTGGGAAAGTGGCGCGACTTCAAACGTGAACTGGACGGCACGCCTGCGGAGGGTCGGAAAGTCGATTTTCTTGCGCGGTCTGTGCACAAGTATTTCGGCGAATGAAGTGACGCTTCTGACTGTCCCCGAAGGATTTCGCCCGACGATGGGCGGACATGCATACACGGGCTTTTGCAGCAATTCGAGCGGCGGAAACACTCGCGCGGCGCGCATGTTCATCGAAACGGGCGGCGCTGTTGTCTTCCGTTCTGCTGGTACTGCTGCGCCGTCGTCCGGCGACGTTATCAACATTTCGACAAGCTGGTTGATTGACTGACAAAAAAGAAAGCCGGGGAAATTCCCCGGCTTTTATAATTGGCGCATTTACGCGCATTCTCTCGTTGTATATTCTTCTCTTGTTGTATAGTCGTTTAGGATCGCCATAATTGCAGCGAATGCGCTGACAATTTCGTCGCGGCGATATTGGCAATCATGCAGCGCTTGCGCGTCGTCTACATGAATATAACGTTCTCCAAAAAGGCATAATAATGATTGCATGATTGATAGTTTGTCGGCGTTCGACATTGGCATTCCTCCCTTGACATATGAATATTATAAACGCGAACAAATATTCTATCAATCTGCAAAATGTGGAAAAATCGCACTATTCAGAGCTTAAAACGAAAGGGGTATCATCGACATTCCTATGAACAGAAGTGTCGATGATACCTGTTTTAATTCAAAAAAATATCAGAGCTTCAAATAGATATCAAGCTCGAAGTTGTTGTGATGGCCTCCCTTTTCGCGATTGTACTCGACGCGGCTGATAATGGCTTTCAAGATCAGATTTTTTTCGAGCGGCGAAAGGTCGGGGCTGTCCATTGCGTCGACGGCAGCGTGTAGCCTGACGAGGGCGTCTTCGAAGTCGATCACGTCCGGCATCGTGGCGCGTGCTTCTTCGATGGAGGCGCGCAGAGCGTCCATTTCTTTTACAAGCCTTGCATGCCTGCGGTTGAATAGTTCCGGCGTGTATTCCTTGCGCTCTAATAAGTCGTATTGATGATCTTCCTGTTCTTGCAGCTTTTCCATTTTCGCGAGCATGGCCGAAAGCTGCGCTTCTTTTGCCTCGCGTGCGCTGCTTGCGCCGGAATTGACTTTCTCTTCTACGGCGATCACGTTTTCGCGCAGGGCATCTTGAAACGATGAATATAATTCGGTGATGATAACCGACTTTGACGTGCATACCGGCATATTCGGGCAAGCGAAACGATAGCGTCCGGATTTTCCGCCGCCTTTTCGCATGAGGGCAGCGCCGCATTTTTTGCAAAACAATAGACCGGCGAGCGGGTTCGCGAGGTCGTGTTTTGAATTTGTTCGGTGACATTTACCAAGGCGGGCTTGTACTCTGTCCCACAAGTCAAGCGGAATAATTGGATCGTGCAGACCTTTTGCGACAATCTGTTCCGATTCGGGCGCGGGTATTTGCTTTTTCTTTAGAACGCCGTTTTCATATACGCGAATCGTCCTTTTCTCTCCAAAACGAACGATACCGATATAGGCGTCGTTTTTCAAGATTGATCTGACGGTCGAAACAGACCATTTTATCGTTTTCTTTTTTGCGGTTGGTATGTTCATTTGTGTCAGTTTGGTCACAAGCTCGTATTTTCCCATTCCTTCCGCAAACCATTCGAAAATCATGCGCACATGGGCGGCGTTTTCGTTTGCGACAAGGATATATTTTTTGTTCTTCTGCTTTTCGCGATCGTAACCATACGGCGCATGAGACTGCACCCAATAACCTTGCGAAGCAGACAAGCGGCGTCCGCGCATGAGGATTTCTTTTGTATATTCGAGATAGTCGTTTCCGCGCTTGAGTTCGTCTTCAAAATTGCGGCGGTCGTATTTGTCCTCAAGGTTATAAAAGCGCGTCGGCGTGATGCAAAGCGTGTTTGTATAGCGCAGGCCGTGCACCATTGTACCAAGGTCGAGCAAGTCGCCGCGCGTCAGACGTTGCGGTTCGATTACAAGAACGGCTTTTGTCTTGCTGTCCTGTACACGATTCAGGACTTTCTTTATTTCCGGGCGTTCGTCTATCGTTTCGCCGCTGACGATCCGCTCGCGGTATATATTTTCCTCCGGAATCTTTGCACCCCATGTGCGAAGCGCGAAGTCTTGAAGCTGCACTTCGTGGCGCGAAAGAACTTCTTCGACCGTTTCATTCGGGTCGTCCTGACGTGATTTTCTTAAATATATGATTATTTCGTCATATACAAGCGTATTTAGCTGATATGACGGTAAATTTGAGTTATACATGGTTACTGTTCCCCTTTGTTGGTTTTTGCGATCATGTCGCCGATATTCAGACAGTTTTGCAGCGCGTTCTTTAACATATCCCGCGCGAGGCTGTCAAGCTGCACGCCGTCCACGTTGACCGGCGCGCTTTTGTCGTTCAATTCATCCAGCAGAAGCCGGACGGCGTTGTTGATGTTTAGCAGATCGACGTCGGCGCTACCTTTTGGCTTTTCCGGCTTACGGAAATTCGTTTCGCCCATTAAATACTCGACGGACACTTCGAAATAATCCGCAAGTTTTTTGAGTTTGTCATACGGCGGAAGTACGCTGCCTTTTTCGTACATGGTATATGTCGGGCGCTTAACGTTTAGCATATCCGCGACGTCTTGCTGCGTCTCGTTGCATTCGTAGCGTAGCGCCCTCAAACGCTCTGCGAGTTTTGCTTCCATTTCGTCCCCTCCCTTCACATAAATACTATGTCATTTATAATTACCATGTCAATATTTTTGTGAAAGTTGTTCAAATTTCGTTATAACTGTTTATTATCTTGTTCCGAATTTATAAAAAATACAAAAAAGTGGTTGACTTCATATACCAACGTAGATTAAAATGACATTGTGAATTGATGAACAAAGGAGGCAGAAACGATGCTCAAGGAATTGCGCCGTAAAAACGGAGTAACGCAGCAGCAAGTCGCCGACGCCTGCGACGTGACGCGCGCCACGATTGCCATGATCGAAAGCGGACGAAATCAACCGTCTGTAAAGTTGGCGAAGAGGCTCGCGACTTTCTTCGGGGTTGAATGGACTATTTTTTTTAATCATAATGTCAATTAAATTGACACAGTCAATATGTTTCACGTGAAACAACGAGATGGAGGGCGCAGCATGAGAGACATTTTCACAGACGAACAGGTCGAGGCCGAAATCGAACGGCTGTCTTCTTCGGAGCTTGTGCGACTGGCACGCAGCGAACAGCGCGCGAAGTACCGGCGCAGGCAGTACATGTACCAACTGCGCAGTTTGGAAAAGCGCGGCGCGGAGCTTGAGGAACAGGGCTTCACAGAAGACTACTTCAACGGCTTGAACAGATTGGAGGTCGGAGCATGAGAACAGTAACGGGCGTTTATGGAAACGCAATCGTCCGCGTACACTTTCCGGATATCACGCCGGAAGAGCGGGAACGCCGGATCGAACACGAAGTCAAACCGGCGCTTGCAAAGTTTGGCCGCGCGGCCTACGAACGGGGCTTCGACCTTGAGGCGTGGTCAGCTATGAAACAGGCACAGAGGGAGGCGGCGGCAAAATGCGGATAAAAGACGCGAACACCCTGCGCAAAGACCTTGCGCAATTTCCTGTGTGTAAGGGTGGGCGTTCGGGCGCTGTATCTTCGATTTTTATATCGATTATCAACGCAATCGACAAAATGCCCGAAATTGAAGTCGTTCCGCTCGAAGAATACAAAGCGCTTGAGAAACGCGTTCGGGAACTTGAAAAACAGCTTTCCGACGTTAGCTCAAGCCCGTTCGATGGCTGCATGTCGCAGAAGGAATATTTCCACGGGGAAACGGACTGCGAGCGGCGCGAACGCTGGGTGCTCATTTTCGAAAATCCTATGCCCAGCATTGTCGGCGGTCGTAGATATCGCTGGAAGTGCACCGGATGCGGCGCAGGTATTGAAACGAAAGAGCTTCGACCGCCTGCCGAACATCGGTGCTATATCTGCGGCGCGTGCATGGATTGGGGTGTCTCCGATGGCTAAAAAATACTTTTGGCTGAAACTGATGCACGATTTCTTTCAGCAGCCAAAAATGAAGAAGCTGCGCAAGATCGCAGGCGGCGACACTTATACAATCATCTATCTGAAAATGCAACTTTTGAGCTTGAAAACAGACGGAAAGCTGTATTTCGACGGCGTCGAAGAGACTTTCGCGGAAGAACTGGCCTTGACGATTGATGAAGACGAAGACAACGTCCTCTTTACGCTGATGTATCTGAAAAAGCAAGGTCTGATCGAGCAAGTCACAGAACGCGAATACGCTTTGCCGGAAACGATGAAGCGGATCGGCAGCGAAGCGAGTTCAACGGAGCGCGTCCGGCGTCTCCGCGAACGCCGGAAAGAGGCCGAAAACCTTACAGGACAAGGGCTTGCGGCACTTCCGGAAGGGTCAAAAGCGTTACAATGTAACGCCGATGAAACAAACTGTAACACAGAGATAGAGATAGAGAAAGAGATAGAGTCAGATATAGAGATAGAGAGAGAGGGAGAGAAGAACGGATCAGGGGTCAAGACCCCTGAAACCCCGCCCACTCGCAAAAAATCTTCTCGTTTCGTGCCTCCGTCTCTTGAAGAGGTCGCAGCCTACTGCGCAGAACGCGGAAACCTTGTCGACGCCGAACGCTTCTACAACTACTACACGGCGGCGAACTGGTACAGAGGCAACACCAAAATCAAAGACTGGCGCGCCTGCGTTCGCACGTGGGAGCAGAAAGACAAGAAAGCGCCGCGATATTCCGCAAAGGTGCAGGAAGATCGCAGCAGGGTAAAAACAGAGGCCGAACACGCGGCCGGACAACATCAATCCGGGTTTGGGTGGTGAATGTATGAGAATTGGACTTATTGACGTCGACGCAGTATCGCGCGGGAAAGTGACTTTCCCGAATTTGGCTTTGATGAAACTTTCAGCATGGCACAAAGCGAAGGGCGATAGCGTCGAATGGTACGATCCCATGTTTTCGGGCGAAATGGACGTCGTTTACATGGCGAAAGTGTTCGGGAGCGAATACACGGACGACTATCCGTATCCGGTAAATGCGAAAAAGATCATCAAAGGCGGCAGCGGGTACGCGATCGACATAGTCGACGGGCGGGAAGTTTACGACAAAACGAAGGACAAACCGCTTCCGGACGACGTCGCTCATATTATGCCGGACTATGGTCTATACGGCATCACAAGCACGGCATACGGCTTCCTGACAAGAGGTTGCCCGCGCGCTTGCGCTTTCTGTCACGCGTCGGAAATGCAGGGGCGAGCTTCGAAAACTGTTGCAACGATCGGCGAATTTTGGAACGGTCAGAAGAATATCGTCCTTCTTGATCCGAACATAACAGCAAGCCGGGATTGTATCAAGCATTTTGAGGATTTAGCAAAAACGGGAGCATGGGTCGACTTTTCGCAAGGGCTTGACGTTCGATTGCTGACGCCGGAAAAGATCGAAGCGTTAAACAATGTCAAATGCAAAAAGATTCATTTCGCATGGGACAACCCCGGCGACGACTTGCGAAAACATTTCGAAATGGTCGCTTCGAAGCTAAAGGGCTTCAATCGAAACAAAATTAGCGCTTACGTGCTTACGAACTTCGACAGCACGCACGAACAGGATTTAGAACGCGTTATGTTTCTCAAAAGTATAGACGTACAACCGTTTGTGATGATCTACCGAAAAGAAACAGCGCCGCGCGAGACAAGGCAATTGCAACGATATTGCAGCCCGTTCGTTTTTTGGAAAGTCCCGACGTTTGGCGACTATAAAGCGACGCACAAGAAATAAATCGACGGATTGCCGGAAAATTCGCACGCTGTGGCGTTTTAACGGGCAAACATGAGGAATCTATCGACCACGCACACAAAACGCAAGGAAAGGCCAAAAGAACGCGATTTTCGAGGGGGTCAAACAAATGTGTTTTCCTAATGACGAAAGAAAGTGTCTTTCTCCGATTCCGTCGCCCTGCAAGAACTGTCCGGATCGGCAAGCGGGTTGCCACGGAAAATGCGAAAAATACGCGGCTTTCCGTGCGAAGGTCGACGCGATCGCGGAGGAACGGAAATTCGACCGCGAGTATAACGAATATCTTGCTTTGGCGCTCAAGCGCGCAGGAAAAAGCAAGGCCATATAAACGAATGGAGGGGGACGTCATGAACTACATTCCCGGCAGGGTATACCGCCATAAACGCAGGGTCGGCAAGAAATACCGCGAAACGGGGCTTTCTGATCTGCTGTTCAACTGCATCGGTATCGCGGCGGGCGTCGCTTTCGTGGTGCAGTTTGTGGGCTGGTGGATCGCGTGACGCTATGCAATCCGCTGCAATGCCCGGTTTATAGCGAAGGTTGGTGCGAATATGACTTCGCTTTCGGCATGCTTATGCCTATCGATCCCGAAAAATGTCCCGAATTGAAGAAGGAGGCTTCGGAAAATGAAAATCACAATGGGCGGTCATGAATTCAACAGGATCATGCGGACATGTGTCCCGGCGCTCGAAAAGAACGGATCGCATGCGGCGCTTGAGTATATCGAAATCAGGTGCAAGGACGGCGTCGGCATCGCTACGGCATGCGACGCGTTCAATCTTGCGCAGTGCTGCTTCTCATATCAGGGTGACGACGGCGTCCTGCTGCTTCGCAGTCATAGGAGCGTGAAAAACGACGCGCTTATCACGATCGAGGCGAAGGGAAAGAAGATCAGCGTTTCGGACGATTCGGAAACCGTCGTTCGAAAGCTCGCCGAACACACACACCCGAACTGGAAGACGATTGTCGACAAAAACGAGCGGGAAGCGCAGCGGGCAAGCATTGTCTGCAATCCGGCAAGGCTGCGCCGTATTCTTGACAGCTTTTCCGGAAACGACGATTCCGTTTGTATCGAGATCAGGGGCGACCTTGACGGCATCGTGATGCGCGGCGCGAATACATACGCGATGCTTTTGCCTGTGCGCGAAAACGAGAAGCAGAGGCGCGCCCGGTTCGTTTATCCCGAATTCGAGGCGGCGGAGGGGGCGGCGTCAAAATGACCGTCGACGAGGCTATCAGGTACGCACGGGAGCGGGCGAAGCGCTTCGACGTGATAGCGCGCGACCTTGAAGACGTGCTCGACATTGAATTTTGCAAGCGAAACGCGGACATGTTGCGCACGCTTTGCAGCGAAATCGAACGTTTGCGCAAGCAGACGGGAAAGGGAAAGAAATGATTGAACTTTTGATTTTGATAATCCTGCTTGTTCTTCTTGCGATTTCGTCGGCGGTCGCTGGCGGCGCTGCCATTATGTACACGCTCGACAAGGAAGCGCACGACCTGTATTGCGAATGGATGCGCAGACGTAAAGCAAGGAGGGCTGCAAAATGAACGTATACGAACAGCAGGCGCGGGCGCTGAAAGAGATCGCCGCCGAATTGAAGGGCATCCGGCGCGCTTTGGATATCATCGGCAAGAGCTTGAAACCGGGCGGCGATCCGCTCGCCGATGCACTTGCCGATGCGTTTGCCCGGCAGGAAGCCGATCAGGCCGTCAAACAAGAGAACGAAGCGGAGACATTTATATGCGCTTTGACTGTAACGCCGTGCGGCGAGTGCAAACAACCGGACATTTGCCCGTATCGTGTCAGGGAGGTCGCAGACAATGGCTGAAAGGGCATATAGTCCGCACTGGTGGCAAGACCTTGAAGACGAAGCGCTTCAAGAAATGATGAATCCGCCGTACACCGGCGACGACGGCCTGTTGTATTGCAGCACGTGCAAAACGCCGAAACAGCGGCGTCACAAGACGGAAGACGGTCGCGAGTATCTTGTCTATATGGACTGCGAATGTCACAAGAGAGCAAAACGCCTGCGGCTGTTCCGCGAAATGCAAAGCGGCATCACGGACGACCGGGCGAAGGGCGCGACCTTCGCGAAGGACGACGGCGCAGACCGGGAAAACAGCCTGCTTCTGCGCCGGTACGCGGAGAAATGGGACGACATGCAGCGGGAAAACATCGGGCTTCTGCTGCACGGCGACGTCGGCGGCGGAAAGACGTTCTTTGCGGCCTGCATCGCGAATGCGATCATTGAAAAGGCCGTCAAAGAAGGGCGCGAACATCCTGTCCCGATCATGCTGACCACAATCCCGGCTTTGCGGGACGAAATGCAAAGGGACTTCGGGGCGAAAAAAGCGCGCATTCTTCGCGAAATCGCAGAAACGCCGCTTCTAATCCTCGACGATATCGGCTTCGAGAAGACGACGCCCACGGCGGCGGAGCTTGCTTTCGATATCATCAATCAGCGATACAAGGCGAACGCGCCTTTGATCGTTACGACGAACCTGACGATTAGCGAGATCACAAACGCGCAGGATATGCAACAAAAACGCATATTTGACAGAATCGTCGAAATGTGCTCTCCCGTCTACATCAAGGCGGAGGGCAGGCGGCAGGCCATCGCCCGCGATAAGAGCGCGGAGGCGCGCCGTATCTTAGGAATTTGAGGGCTTAAAAGAAAAAGACGGAGGGCGGAAACATGATCGTAATTCCCGAAATCAAGAAAATCGCGGCAGCGAACGACAAAAGAGACCGTTTGGCTAAAATCGTAGACGAAAAGATAGATGCGGACGGCATGGATTTTGAGTGCGCGTATTTTGTAACGGGCTGCAAAGAAAAAAACGGCCATCTATTCAACAAGGACGGGCATCAGCTTGACAAAGACGGCCTTGTAGACGACCTGTATTATTGCGAACAGTATACAGGCTATTGCGAAGATGATTATTACGGAACGTTGTACTTCAAAACCAACGTCCCCGGTCAGTTTGTGGCCGTGCCGTTTCAATATTAGGGAGGCAAGGAAATGAAGATTTACAAATTCGAAATAGGCTTCAAAGGCGACTTAGTGACAACAGAATTCGAAGTCAGAGAAACGCCGAAAACCTATAAAACGAACAACATTTATTTTCCGACTGTTATCAACAAAAACGAAATTGACGTTCTTAAATATGGGAGAATGTATTCTCTTACGCCGAAAGCTGCGCACTATGTGAAAGCGCGAATCGAAGCTGTCGAAAATGATATCAAAAGGCACGAAGACATGCTCGCGAGCTGCCGAAGAACTGTCGAACGGCTTCGAAAACTGCTTGCAGAAACGGAAAGCGAGGAAGAAAAATGCAACGAATGAGTTTTATCGGCAATGTATGCAACAAGCCCGAAATGCGGACGACGTCCACCGGCTCGAACGTCTGCACGTTTACGGTCGCGGTCAACAGGCCGCGCCGTGCCGGGCAGGATCAGAGCGAAGCGGACTTCTTCCGCGTCAGCGCATGGGAAAAGCAGGGCGAAGCCTGTTACAACTATCTTGACAAGGGGAGCAAGGTTTTCGTCGCTGGCCGGGTCGCCGCTCGCGCTTACACAGACAAGAACGGCGCGCCGCGCGCTTCGCTGGAAGTTTCGGCGCTTGAGGTCGAATTCCTGACGCGCCCGACGTGGAGCAAGGAAGAACAGGACAGCGACGGATATATTCCCGTCGAGGACGAAGGACTGCCGTTTTGACGGCGGAGGGTACATAAATGCTTGTTGAAGCTGTTATCACATGGAAAAACGGCGACGTTGAAAAGGTACACGCGCGCAGCTTCGTCGAGCTTTTCAAGGCCATCGGCGACAAGGAAATCGCGAGCGTTGACGCCTACGAGGTAAATATCAAGAGTATTCGACAGGGGAGGTCTAAAGCCTGTGTTTAGTGAGCTTGAGAGAA